GGCGGATTGAAAACTTTCACCCTTTCGGGACCCCTAAAATGGACTCTACAATGCGGATTCGTACAAAGAGCATGCCTGCTACGTTGCCAGTCATGGCGGTCAATTCCGTTACCTCTGGAACAGAGGACGTTCTCGCTAAACAACTTGTTAAGCCTGGAACTCCTTTCTTCACTGGGACGGCCGACTACCCGACTGATACGTGGGAGAAAAGCTCGATGACGGATCAGACTACTCCTGCGGGAACTGAACGTGGATACAATCCAGTTTTTCATTCTGTCACTTCCGGTGCTTCGTTTGGATATGGAAACAAAGGTCTTTTGACCTATTCTCCTCCATTGAGCCCTGTGACTATTGAATTACAAGGATGTATTAACGTTAAGACCATTCCCTCTCTGGGCGCAATGCCCTGGTCAGACCTCGTAGTCGCGTTGTCAGAACAACTTGATGAGTGTGCCGGATCTAAGTTTCAGGGCATGGTCTTCTTAGCTGAGCTAAATAAGACCGTCGCAATGATACGAAATCCTTTCAATCTCATCAACCCAAAGGCTATCCGATACTTTCCAAAAGGTATTACGATGGCAGCGGCAAGCGCAGGACGTTCACTCAAGAACGCTCCCAATCTTTGGCTGGAATACCGTTATGGCTGGAAGCCCATGTGGATGGATGTGTGCAACTTCGCGAAAGCGTGGACACACATTCGTACAGATTCAGCTTACCACACGGTAAAGAAGGTGTGGACAAGGTTCACTTCCTCGCAAGAGGTTGTTGCGCCCGTCCTGCCTGTATTGTGGCCTCAAGGCTATAATCAGGCTTTTTGGGATCAATGTGTTGCGAATACTGGCACGCTGGCGTCCTTAATTAGTTATGATAGCGGATTAGTCCGCATCAAAGTAACTGAATTAAAGGCAGTCGGCACCGTGTATTGCAAGCAATTTCGCCCTTTGGGTGAGCTTGCGAGTTTCTTGGATAATATAGAATATATTCTCCAAGTCGGGACATGGCAGCAGGTCCGAGATCAGCTTTGGGAAGTCCTCCCATTTTCGTTTGTGGTTGATTGGTTTATCAACTTCAACAATATTTGGAGACTCTTCGCTGATCAACGACTGCTACAAGTGGACGTTCGGGAGGTTAGTTACTCTCTCAAGAGTAGCTTACGCTTCTATCCAGAGACACTACTTTGTCGTCCCTGGGCACTGTATCGCGGAGATTCAGTTTATGCGTATACGAATCCTAATTTGGTGGATTCAAATGCACATCGGCGAATCGTTCGCGGCGGCAATGGTAGGACTACACAATACCAGCGTACGCTTGGTTTCCCTCCGGACAGTGAAAAAGTATTCACTGACCAAGGTCTCAGCATTTTGCACGGGATCGATAGCATTTCTCTTCTATTCCAGAAGTTGAAATACGGTCCAAAAACCATTTATCGCAGATAGGGGGCAGCCTATGGCTACCGCAACTCTCACACTTTACGGCTCGAATGCTGTCACTGTAGTCTTTACACTGGTTAGCACTCTCGCCGACGGAGCCCGTTATATGGTCGCTGGGCGGGATTTATCCTGCCCACACGTTCTCGAAATTAAGCGCAAGCTTAATCCCAACGGGACCGGAAACGATCATATTAGTGTACGGATCGCTCGTACTGAGCGAAATGTCACTACTGGCAAACTTGCGACTTGCCAGGTGCTTTTGGATTATTCTATTCCAAAAGACACATCGATTCTAACGCAGGCCATTCAAAAGCAAATTGGCGCTTGTTTAGCGTCTGCTTTCAATGAAGGTACTGCCATGGAAGCAACATCAGTCAACCTCCAAGCACTGGTGGAAGGGCGTGACTTTTGAGTAAATTTAAACTTACTCTTAACGTACTAACACATGTTTTGTACGGAGTCATCGTTGTGGCGTCGGCACTTCAAGAGGTCATTTCTAAAATCCTTTCTTAGTGAGAGGGTTCTCTTGAACATGTCGTGAGAGGATAATGGTATCCAAACCTTAACAGGCAGGAGTATAGTATGGAAGCATACACTACTTTATCCCCAACTTCCGATGTATCCAGCGATTATATCAACGGATGTTTCGATGACTTACTGCTACTTTTCCCCTCAAAGGTGGAGTACCTTCAAGCAGATCGAGCTTGGATCCTAGACGAATTAACCCAAAACGGGGTTCCGTCGACGATCTCTGCGATTTCTGCCTTAGGGAAAGCGTTTGAGCGGGCGTTGATAACTAATTCTCCCTTTTCATGGGACATATCAGTTTTTCAACCGCGACCTGAAGGTCTCCCGATTTTCTTGGGATGCCTATTTTGCGAGGTCCTGCATCTGGATGGAACTCCTATCTTCGGTTATAATGCTATGAAAAGCATCTACACCGATGTTGAAGGCTACTTCTTTCCTATGCCTCGCGAACAGTTACGTGCATGTGCCGACCCTGTTGTTGCTATTAGGCAAGTCCTTCTATTTTTTTCAAAAGTAGAAGATTTGCCTGTGTTGGCCAGGGAAGACGATGAGATAGCCTCCTTTGTGACTCGCGTCACTGTTGGTAAAGGTGTGTCTCTCAAGCTACGCACGAAGATCGTATGTCTAGCTAGGAAGCTCCTCGCGGACCTTCTTTGCGATGGTGACAATCTCTGCGCTCCGCTTGCCCAATGGGTCAGTGATCCTTTCGGTGCACATGGTCCCGGTTCCGTCTTCGACGGAAGTAAAGGAAAGGATAAGTGGCGTTTTTCTGGCTTTGCGGGGATTGATAATCGTATTTTCGATTCTCAAGATCCGCAGTACTCATTGGCTGACCCTGTCAGTTCCGATGATGGCCAGGTTCTTAAATCTCGTCTTTCAGTTGTTCCAAAGGACTTTCGAGCTCATCGTCTAATTTGCATCGAAGCAAAGGAAGCGATGTTCGCTCAACAAGGACTATGGAAGGTCTTGGAGGGGATTATTCGAACTGACGCCGTTGCGAGTGGTTGCATTAATTTTCGTGATCAAGAGGTTTCCTATCGGATGTCCCAAGATATCTCTCGTTTCTCAACGATCGATCTTAAGGATGCGTCTGACGGAATATCGCTTGAGCTGGCAAAGTTACTGTTGCCCTCAGAGGTCTTCAAACTTCTGACGCGATACAGAGCTCGTAGCATCGTGTTACCGGATGGCGATGAGATCCCGAGTTATCGGACTCTTTTTACCATGGGTAATGCCTTGTGTTTCCCGACCCAGACTCTCTTGTTCTGGGCTTTGTCTGGCGCAGTACTCCAATTCTATGGAGGATACGCAGCAGGAAACTTAAGAGGTCGTCTCCGTGTCTTTGGAGATGACATAATTGTCGACTCGCGTTATGCGATCGAACTCTGCTCTGTACTTAGTGAAGCGGGCCTTACCATCAACAACCAGAAATTTTGTCACGATTCTCTTGTTAGAGAAAGTTGTGGCTCCTGGTTCTTTGGTGGTGTAGATGCTAGGGTTACGAAAACTAGCGTTGTCAGGCCCCAGCAG